AACTCAGGCGTAACTGCTGGTCAATATGGTTCTAGCTCTGCTATTCCTATTGTCACAGTTGACGCTCAAGGTCTAGTTACCGCAGCTTCAACAACTGCGATTGACAGCACAACTATTCAAAACGGTTCGTCAAGCGTATCCGTAGCAAACAACGGTTCTATCACATCTAACGCAAACCACGACTTTTCTGCTGGTATTGACGTAACAGGAGATATCACAACAACTGGTCATATAACTTTAGGAGATAGTCAAAATATAAAATTAGGTAATTCTCAAGATTTTCTTATATATCATAATGGTTCTAATAGCATTATTAATGATAACGGAACAGGTAACTTAGAGGTAGTAACTAATGGAACTAAAATCACTCTCCAAGGTGGAAGTGATACAATGGCAGACTTTATAAAAGATGGAAAAGTTGCCCTCTTCCATGATAACTCTGAAAAACTTGAGACACAAAGTTCGGGAATTGGTGTTGCAGGAAATATTTCAGTTACAGGAACAGTTGACGGAAGAGACGTAGCTGCTGACGGTACTAAATTAGACGGATTAGCTTCAAGCACTGTTGGACAACTTAAAGATGGTGTAACCGCAGTTACTGTAGGACAAGGCAACAACTCAACTCAAGTTGCTACAACTGCATATGTAAGAACAGCTATTGCTAACGCTCAAGCTTTTCCATCTGGAACAAAGATGTTGTTTCAACAGACAGCAGCTCCTACAGGTTGGACAAAGGTAACAAGTGGTGTAGATAACAAGTCCTTAAGAGTTGTTTCTGGAACTGTTGGATCTGGTGGTTCAAACGCTTTCACTAATACTTTTACAAATAAATCAATTACAGCTAACGCTGGTAACACAACAGCAGGAGGAAACATTTCAGTTTCTCAAACATCTGCTGGAGGTAGCGTAAGTATTGATAGTGCTTCAACAGGCGGAACAGTTAATAGCCATACACTGTCAACTAACGAGATGCCTTCTCACCGTCACCAATTAACTAAGTGGGCACAGACTAACTATAACTGGCAAACCGCTAACCAACCCGGTTTTAACTTCCATATACAAAACTTAAACGCTCAAAACTGGACTAACCAGTCAGGTAATACTAGAAGTGCAAACGCTTTATATGGTTATACCGACTACACTGGTGGTGGTGGAGGTCACTCACACGGATTTACTGGTGGTTCACACAACCACAACGGTAACTTAAGTGGAAGTGCTCACAACCACAACGCTACTTTTACAGGTAGTGCACACAACCACAGTATTTCTGTAAACAACTTAGATTTGGCTGTTCAATATTTAGACGTAATTATTGCAAGCAAAGACTAAATGAAAATCCCTTGGTATATACACGGGAATTGGAAACTGGATTCTACCCAATTACAAACTCTTGAAAAAGATATTTTAAGAATAGGTGTAACACAAGAAAAAGAACAAGTTATAACTACCTATCACGCTAAAGATAAAGATTTAGAGTGTTTAGATTTTTTATATAATTTTTATAAAGAAAGAGTTGATGAAATTTCAAAAGATCAATTTTTTTTTCATACTTCAAAAATACATTTTACTTTTTGGATACAAGTTTATAACAAATTAAGTTATCATCCTATCCACGATCATTTTGACTGTGGTAATGATAATGTTCTTTCTTTCGTACATTTTTTAAAACCAGTAGAAAATTGTTTTGAATTTACTGATGAACGACAATCTTTAGTCCCACAACAACAAGAAGGAGATTTAATAGTATTTCCTTCTTATGTTACCCATCGCGTAAACCAACACAATTCTAATGTAAATCGAATAGTTGTAGCTGGAAATATAAAAATAGACCAACATATTAAATTACGTTAATGATAGATTCCACCATAATTAATGATCCATACATTTATGTGACTGATAACGTTTTATCTACAGCTAGATGTACGGAAATTATAAAAAAATTTGAAAACGATAAAAAACTTTTAGTACAAGGAGTTACTGGAGCCGGAGTAAATACAGACGTTAAAGATAGTAAAGATCTAAATATATCAAATTTCGACCATTGGGAAGAAGAAGACAAGTTATTTAGAGAAATTATTAATGTTGGACATGAAAACTATTACAAACATCTGAATAATCCAAATACCAGTAATTTTGTTAGTTTTAAAAATCCTGAAGAGCGTTATAAGTTTGACCCTACGTACTCACCAAATTTACAAATATTAGATACTGGTTATCAAATACAAAGAACAGATCCGGGTAAAGGTTACATTTGGCATAATGATTTTTATTTACACGAACCCGGAGCTACTGTAAGATATTTAACTTTTATTTTTTATTTAAACGACGTAGAAGAAGGTTGGACACAATTTTATAACGGAGATCAAGTATCACCAAGAGCTGGTCGGTTAGTATTTTTTCCAGCTACATGGACATATGTGCATCAAGGCTACCCACCAAAACAAACTAAATATCTTATGACTGGCTGGATGCACACACAAATTAAACCACCCAAAAAAGAAGATGGCAAAAATTGAACAAGGCAAACTTTGTCCATTAATAGGCGAAGATTGCAGAGGATTAGAGTGTGCATGGTACACCAAAATTGCCGGTACCCATCCTCAAACAGGTGAGTCAGTTGAAGAATGGGGCTGTGCAGTAGCATGGATTCCGTTTTTGCAAATTGATAATTCAAAAGCAATTAATCAACAAGGAGCTGCTGTTGAAAGTTTTAGAAATGAAATGCTAAATATAATGGCTCCTGTTGTAACACTACAACCTGCAAAAGAAAACAAACTTATAGATGTAAATGAAACTAACTATAGTAGCTGACGATAAATTAGTCAGTAAAGATGGGAATGCTATTGGTAATTTACCGTTAAAAGATTTTCCTAAAGATGTATGGGCTGTTCAATGGGATGGCTCAAAAGGCACTGTTGAAAAACGTGACTTTTCACTAACAGATATAACTGATATTACACCTTACAATCCTTGGATAGCTGAGTACGACAAAGCATTAGCAGACGCAGCAAAAGTTGATGACGCAGATTGGGAAGTAATTGGCAGATCAAATAGAGATGCTTTACTATCACAATCTGATTGGGTAGTACTACCTGATAGTCCTATAACAGGAGATAAGTTAACAGAATGGAAAACTTATAGACAAGCTCTAAGAGATTTACCAGCTAAAACCACAGATTGGAAAGCAATAGAATATCCAACTCAACCTAGCTAGTGGAAATACCCACAATAATTATTCCACCAGTAAATAATATAGAAACAATATCTATACCTTTACCAACAGGAAAGGTACCTTTTTATCAGCCTATGGTTATACCACCTAGTGACCTACGGGAACCTGAAGGGGTACAAGCTGAGACTACAGATGATGTCGATACAGGTATAAGAAACGTCAATATTCCAATAATAGATTTTGACGTACCTTTACCAGAAAACGAAATACTTATAACGGCTTCTACTACAGCAGTCGTTTCTGTAGCTGCAACCCTAACTGCAACCGCAGCTTTTAAATGGGTTGTAACAGCTATGAAACCAATACTAAAAACAGCATGGAAGAAGTTAAGCAGCCTAAAAAAGGCTTGATCGGTAAATTAAAAGACATAGGTGAAGAGAAAGAACATCAATTAGAAGTTCTAGGAACATTAGTAAGACTGGGCGTTGTTGTTTGGTCAGGTTTCATAATCACGATGAATTATGTCGATATACCTATGGTGAAGAAGTCTGGAAACAGCGATATCACTTTCGTAGCCAGCGTTTTTACGGGCGCACTGGCAACGTTTGGGCTTACTACTGGTAAGAATGGCGGAAGTAAGGCACCTACAAATTGCCCGATGAAAGACAAACCAAAAGCATGAAAAAATTAATTCTGCTTTTAGCTCTGTTATCACCCAGCATAGCTAGAGCAAACGTAGTGACTCCAGCCTTTACCACTGGGTCTATGAACTCTACGACTACTACCACTCAAACTATTGTGGAGACAGAACAGGTCCAAGTTTATGGTGCATCCGTAAACACTTGGTCTGGATCAAATATCACATCATCAGCAAGTGCTGGTATAGCTGGTGGTGATGCAGTATTCACAGTTACAGATAACACTTTACCGTGGACATTAGAAGTTACAGCAAGACCGGCAGGTTTAATAGAGCAGCGCGACTATACTCGCAACTACACAATAAACTCTACTACTACTTCGCTGTCTGTCTTCTCTCAATAAGTCCAGTACTGGCTGAAGGAGACACCAATAATAATAGTAATCCCGTGGCAGCCGCGACGGGAAATGTGACCAATCAAGCCGTACAATTCCAGAACAATGGAGCACCAAGTCGTCAATCTTTCGGTAATAACATTTCGTGTAATGGAAGCACGATGACTTTTTCTCCCTTTTATATGGGCAACGATACGGAACCACAGACAGAAGATGGTTACGTTATATCAGAGAACTGGGGTTTTCAAATAAATTTTTCAGTTCCATTAAATAGAGATTTGACTAAACAATGCGAAGAAATGGCAGCTAGTCAAATACAAAAAAACAAGCTCGATTTTGAGCTGGTTCGTGCACTCAAATGTGCCGAGCTCCAGCAGAAGGGCTTTACCCTGCTACCCGGGTCACGTGTATATCACCTCTGTTCTGATGTAGTACCTATTCAATCACTTATACCCAAGAAAAAATAATGTTAGCAATCGTAAAACCATTTGTACTATCTGCACTTAAATCACCAAAATTTAAGATTTTCGTAGTAGAACTACTAGAAAAATTAGTAGAACAGACAGATAACGAATTAGATGATAAGGCATTAGCCATGGTCAAAAAAGGGCTAGGTATCTAATGGCTAACGTCAGTTTAAAAATCGGCAAACATAAAAGTCGTACTGGCGGACTCACCAAAGCTGGTAGAGAAAAATACAACAGAGCTACAGGCTCTAACTTAAAAGCACCGCAACCCGGTGGAGGTCCTCGCAAAAGATCATTTTGCGCCCGTATGTCAGGGGTAAAAGGACCAATGAAAGATAAAAAAGGCAGACCTACTCGTAAGGCTCTTGCCCTTCGCAAATGGAAATGTTAATTATGCCCGGACATTACGGAAAAAACAAACCAACTGGTCAGTTAAAACTGAACATGAAAAAAATGCCTCCTAAAGTACAAAGAAGACTTATGGAAGCAATGAAAAAAAAGAAAAAGAAAAAAGATACTAGATATAATCCATACGGACAAGGTTCAACTATGAACCCATCAAACGCTAGTTACACAACAGGACCATAATATGGCACATAAAGGCAAGGGCTCTTGCGGCTCAAAAGGTAAAGGCACTAAAAAAAAGGGGTATAGATAATGGCTACAACATATGATATGGATGGGTCAAAATCTAATTCTATTTCTGAAAGACAAGAAAAAAAGAAAAAGAAAAACCTTTTACTAGATCCTATTAAAAAGAGATTACTTAGAAAAGATAACAAATCACCAGCTTCTAAGTTTGTAAAACGTCAACAAAGATTAAAAGATTTATTGGAGAAACAATAATGCCAGCTAAAAGAGGACTATACGCAAACATCCACGCTAAGAGAAAGCGCATTGCTGCTGGCTCTGGTGAGAGAATGAGAAAACCCGGAGCTAAAGGTGCTCCTACTAAAGCCAACTTTAAGCGTGCAGCTAAAACAGCTAAAAGAAATAATGAAAAAGAAAGCAACCGAAGATCAATTCAACGAGTTGCATAATCTAGTTACTAAAGAGTTCCTCTCTCGCATCAAAGCAGGAGAGGCAACTACTCAAGACTTAAAGGCAGCTTGCGATTGGTTAAAAGCTAATGATATTAGCGGAGTTGCTTATGACGGAAACCCTCTGTCAAAGCTTGCACAGGTTATGCCAACTGTTGATCCAGAATTAGTACAGGCTAAACTCTATGGCAGAAACAGCTAAATACTATAAGTCCAACCCAAAAGCTAAAGCAAAAAGACTTAAGCAACAAAAAAGATACAATAAAACAAAAAAGGGCTTAGCCCTGCGTGTAAATGCAAATCGACTTAATCGACAACTTGGTACGTACGGAAACGGCGACGGAAAAGACGCCGCTCACTATAAGGGGAGTACTACCAAAGGAAGATTACAGAAACCATCAGAAAACAGAAAAAGCCGACTTAAAATACGTAAATGACCCCATTACTACCTAGTCCAAACCATTACTTACAAAATTTAATAACCATGACAAGTTCAGAATCTAAAAGGCTCTGGAGAAGAGCTGTAAAAGAGCACTTCGATTGTACATGTGTTTATTGCGGAAAAACTTATGATTTTAAAGAACTTACACTCGATCACGTCAAGCCTCGCAGCAAGGGCGGTCAAGATCTCACAACGAATGTTGTATGCGCGTGCAGAAAATGTAATGCAGACAAAGGTAGTAGCCATTGGCTCGGATGGATGCGAAAGGCATTTGGATTCCAGCCACTTAGAGAACTAATTATTCATCAACACATTATTAAAGGAACTTAAAACCATGGCAAGAAGAGGATCAGGTCTTCATTTAACTAAAGAAGGTAGAAAAAAACTTAATTTTACCGATAAGTTAAAAATTAAACAAGACAAAAAAACATACCAGCAGAATCAAAACAAACAAAGAAAGAACGAATCAAAAACAGATTCTGGTACTTCTGGAAAGAAACTTTCTGGTAAAGAAAGAGCACAGGCAATGGCAAAGAAAAGGATTGCTGCTAAAAAAGCAGGAACTTATAAAAAGCCTAAGACTGCACAACAGTTAGCGAAAGAAAGACTCGCAAAGAAAAAGAAGAAGTAAAAACTAATGGCGATAGATACAATAATCGCTAGGGCTCTTGGCGGAGGTAAACTTGCTAAGACTCAATACGTAAAGTCTGCACTTAGCAAACAAGGTATGCGTAAGAATTTAAAAGCTTACGGGTATAGAGCACGTGAACTAAATCCTGAGATTACACCCAAACAAATAACTCAAAATTATGATGCAGAGTTTGGGAAAGGGGCACGTACTTGGCAAGGTGAAGAGCAAATGTTTGTTAGTGGGGGTTCTACTCCTACTAAACAGACTGACATTTCTTT